CCCAGTTCGTGTTTTAAACACAGGTGAAATATCAGGTAACACGTAAGATGATACCCCAAGGGGGTATCATCATTAAAGATAAATAAGTATACAGGAGATTAAAAAAATGGCAACAGCCTCACAATCATTGTTCAACATGACCGTAGCATCTGATAATGCTGGAGGCAACCAAGGTCTATTAATGCCTAAACTTCAATTCAGATTCAGGGTTAACTTCTTGAATTTTGGGGTTGACGCTACTGGTGGACTGAGTTTGACTAAGCAAGTTGTAGATTGTTCAAGACCTAACTTGAGTTTCGCAGAAATTCCATTGCAGGTTTACAACTCAACAATTAAAATTGCAGGTAAGCACACATGGGCTGACATGAGCATTAACATTCGTGACGATGCATCAGGTTCAGTTTCTAAAGCAGTTGGACAGCAATTACAGAAACAATTAGATTTCGTAGAACAAGCATCTGCGGCAACTGGTCAAGATTACAAGTTCCAAACAAACATTGAAATCTTAGACGGTGGTAACGGTGCATTGGCTCCAACAGTTCTTGAAACATGGGAACTATATGGTTGCTACTTGAAATCAGTAAACTATAACACATTGAACTACGGTACAAGTGAAGCAGTAACAATGGCATTGTCAATCGCATATGATAACGCAATTCAATCACCTCTCGCTTCTGGTGTTGGTGCAAGCGTTGGTCGTGCATTCAATGGCTCAACTGGTATCGCAACTGGTATCGGTGGACAGACCTAATAACTGAAAGGTTATAGGTAATCATGTCAGGATTCTTTCAGGATCTGCTAACAGGCGCTGCCGGAGCATTCTTCGGCAGCGACTACCTTAGAGATTATACCCACGCTTCAAAAACATTTAGGACAAACTATTATCAGAATGCTCCTAAATTCAAGTTTCTCTTCCACGTACACTTTGATATTAACCCAGTAGTTTTTAATAACTTTGTGGGCGGGAGAACCAGCGCAAACGTAGGCCCTAATTCTAATTTTGGTTTGTTGGTAAAAGACATTGCTCTTCCTAAATTTAGTTTTGCTACTGTACAGTTAAATCAGTACAATAGAAAAAGAATTATTCAAACTAAAATTAAATATGATCCAGTAGAAATTAGTTTCCATGATGACAATGGAGACACTATTAATTCATTGTGGGAATCATACTATCAATATTATTATAATGACAGCAACAATCCTAGCGTTATGTTTGCTGGAAAACGCGGTGGTTCAAATATTGGTGCAAATGATTATAATGAAAGAACTCAATATAAGCCTTCAATAACAGGTGATGATACATGGGGTTATAATGGTACTACTACTGACCCTGAAGGAATAAAAATTCCATTCTTTAGAAACATCACAGTGTTTGGATTTAATCGTCATAACTTTACAGCATATACTTTAGTAAATCCTATCATTACTAACTTCTCACATGATTCATATAATTATAGTGAAGGCGGAGGTGTAATGACAAATAAAATGTCGTTAGACTATGAAACAGTAGTGTATAATTACGGCGCAATTGATGGCAGATCACCCGGTGATATTGTCACTGGTTTTGGTGATAACGCTACTTACGATAGAACAACAAGCCCAATTAATAAACCAGGCGCAAATGCTAATATTCTTGGTCAAGGTGGATTGGTCGATGCCGCAGGTGGTGCTATCCAAGATTTAAAAAATGGCAATCTATTAGGTGCAATTCAAAAAGCGGGTACTGCATATAACACATTTAAAAATACTAACTTAAAGCAAATTGCCGCTAAAGAAATTCTTGCAATGGGTACTAATGCAATACAGAACACACCTAACAGTAGAAATACATTGTTTAATTTCCCAACTGCAGGATCAACACCGGGTCTATTAGGAACTGCTAATGCTCCAATCATAGGTGGCGTAGTAGCCCCTCAACCAATTACTAATGAACCTGTTGCAGGACAGCAGTATAATGGTAGTAACTTAACTTCTGCTCCTAGAGTTACTGCAGGATATTTCTTAGGCACTCCACCTGGACCCTAATTTGAAATTATATAATTTTTTGTTGCATAAATAATATTATGGCATCAACAACTCAAATCACTGAAAGAGCAGGCATAGATCAAACTGTAAGAATTTATGATAATTTTTACAGTACCAAGTTGCAGGTAAATGCATCTGATTATGATGTAGTCTACTCTTATTTTAAAGGCACCTCCGACAGTACAGTAATTGCAGCCAATTTCACCGCACTACTTTTTAGAATTGCACAAGAAGGCGGGTTTAATGTTATTGAATTGCTTGAAGTAATCAAAGGTGTAGAAAATAACTTACAAATGAATAGTGTTATTTGTTATTACCTAAACACCTTTAAATCTAAAACAGCCCTATATGGTACCGGTATTATCCCCACACCAAATGAGCCAGTACAACGAAACGTAGTGTTATGATATGGCTAAGTGGGCACAAGGAATTTTTACCCCTACTAATCCACAAAAATATATAGGGAAACATAAACCCAAATATAGGTCAGGCTGGGAACTGACCTTTATGACCTTTTGTGATACTCACAAAAACGTTATATATTGGGCAAGTGAATCAATGGTCATTCCCTATAGACACCCTTTGACTGGCAAACCCACTAATTATATACCTGACTTTTTTGTAATGTACGAAGATAAATTTGGTAACAAGAAAGCAGAAGTAGTGGAGATCAAACCAAAAAAGCAAAGTATCATTGAAAGTAAAGTAGCAAGTGCTAAAGATCGTATGGTTGTGGCTATCAATCATGCTAAATGGGCCAGCGCAATGGCTTACTGTAAAGCACAAGGGTTTACGTTTAGAGTCATTACTGAAGATGACCTTTTCTACAACGGCAGAAAAGGTAAATAAATACTTGAATGACTAAGAAACTTGAAGAACTTTTTAACCTTTCTGAAAGTGAGACAAATGAACTCACTTTGCCTATTCCTGACACCGCACAAGAAGTAACTACAGAAGCATTAAACAACTTAGAAAAGATTGAGAATGCTTTACCGCAAGTTAAAGGACTTGAAGCCGGCGATAATGAAATGGATGAATTGGCAAACCTAGCAACATCAAGTTATAAAGACTTAATGGATTTAGGTATGCAAGTAGACAGTAGATTTAGTAGCGAAATATTTGGGGTAGCAAGCAACTTATTAGGGCATGCTATCACTGCAAAAACTGCTAAATTAAACAAGAAACTAAAGATGATTGACTTACAGTTAAAGAAAGCAGCCTTAGATCAACGGGCACAGGCCAAAGGGGAAGAACTTGAAAACACCCCAGTAGGTGAAGGTAAGTCGTTAGACCGCAATGAACTACTAAAAGTTCTCAGTGCAAAAACTGAGAATAAATGATAAATATGTTATACGGGAATTAAACTATGAAGAGCCTAAAACAATACATTACAGAAAGTGTACATACATATGATTACACTATCAAAATCGCAGGAGAAGTCGATAAGAATTGGTTAGATATGTTTAAATACAATCTAAACAAGTTTGATCCACTTGAAATTTCTGCACCATCAACTACACCTATTCAAAAAGACCCTTACGGTTTCCCTAATGTATCAAATCAACCAGTAACACTTATTAAGTGTAAGTTCCGTTATCCAGCAACAGAGCCAATGATTCAGCAAATGGCACAATTGCTAGGTTATAACGTTGATATGGTAAGAATGGTTAATAGTAAGTATGATGATAGCATCAATGATGAAGTTGAAGGCTACGCAAATCAAATGAAGAATAGCCCTGTGTTAACACATGAAGAAGAAATTCAAAAGGGCGCTAAAGAAGCAAGCAAAGCATATGCAGGATCATACTTAGACAGTATTAAGAATCAGGCTAAAGATTCAAAGATTGATATTCCTTATGACGGAAAAAGAACACCAGATGCGTTTGATCCATTCAAACCATATTTAGATGATAAGAAATTAGGTGATAAAAGCCCAATGACTTACATCACACGACCAGCCAAGCCAAAGACTGGCGCGATGGGTTAAAATTTAGAGGACTATAAAATGAATTTCAAAGACATGTTAGAAAAAATCAGCCAATTGTCAGAAGCGACAAAAGATACCGGTAAAGGTAAAATTCATACTGCTGATGCAGGTGGATATGGTCGTAAGTACGACACTGACGAAGAAGGCGATGAAGTTAAAAAGAAGGACAAAGAGCCTGCAGCCAAGCGTGGTAAAGGTCGTCCTAAGAAAGGCGCTGATGATTCTGGCGAAGTTAAGAAGTATGATAGTTCAGCATTGAGTAAAGTAATGGGTGGTGGCAAACATCCTAAGAAAGAAGTAGGTAAAACTTCAGTTAAGCATACACTCAAAGATTGGTTTGAACACATGGAACAAGAAATGATTGCAGAGGCAGCACTAGCAGTTCAACCTATTCCTAACCCAAAGCCACAAGGTCAATCATATATGATTAAAGACCCTGCAAACCCAGCCGCAGCCGCAATTACAACTAGTGATCCAGCAGTAGTTGATGCCGCAAAGAAAGGTACGCTAGCAATGCACAAGCCAGGTGCTTCACCTTCATCATCTCAAGCAACTCCCTCAAGTTCTCAAGTTGCTCCTTTAGAAGAAAAAGATATTGGTAAGCACAACAATGCTACTACAGGATTTGATGCATTAGTTCGTAAACTAACACCTAAGTATGGTGTAGAAGCCGCAAAACGCATTGCAGGTTCACAGTTAAAGAAAATTAAAGAAGCAGATATTCCATCAATGTCAGGCGTAGATACCGAAGGCGCCAACTTAGGTGCCGGACGCAACCCTGATGTATTAGAAAGTAAAAAGACAGTTAAGAAAGATGACAAGGCCGAAAAGGCTGGTAAGAAAGTCACCAAAGACATTGAGTATGATGAAAAAGTAAAAGATAAAATCCACGGTAAAAAGCGCGGAGCAGAAGATGCAAAGGCTGAACGTGCTGGTAAAAAAGTTGCTAAGGACATAGAATACGATATGAAGAAAAAGAAAACAGTTAAAGAAGGTATCAGCCACAACATTGCGGCTGCACGTTTAGAAGGTAAGTCACATGCATTAAGTAAGATGCCATATTCTTGCCGTCATCATGGCATGGAAGAATCTAGAGCATATCATGATGGCTTCAAAGAAGGTCTTGATGAGTGTTATGGACAAATGCCAGTACAAGGTTTGGTACGTGAAACTGAAGGCACTACTCCTGCCGCAACAACTCCTGGTATGGCAAGTCAAGCAATGGCAGGTGGAATTAGTGAAAGCAGTGATTCATGCGAAGCCGCAAGAAATGCGATAACAAATCGTATTTTAAGACAGCACAGTGATTTACTAAGCAAGTATGGTCCAGTAAAGGTCATGGCTGCAATTGAAGATGCGTGTGAAGGATTAAACGATTTAGAAGAAATTGGTTCAAGCGATGTTAGTGCTTGGGTACACCAAGTAACACGTGAATTACAGAGTGGTGCGTATAATGCATTAGATGAGATGGATAAGACTGCTTATATGAAGCAACAAGCCATTAAAACACCCGGCGATACATTTAAAGCATTTGGTCAAACAATGCACGACAAAGATGTTTTAGAAAATGATTTTGCTTTTGAAGCATGGGACAAAGAATTACAAAACTTGTTGACAGAAGGCGAAGGAAAAGTTGCTGAAGGTCTAACAGTTTCAGTAAGTAAAGGCCAACAAGGTAGCCCTGATTCAGTAAGTATTAATGCAAGTGATGCCGAAGCAGATCAAGTACTTGCTTTCATTAAGCAAGCAGGTTTAGGTTTATTTGGTGACGAAAGTCATTCAGATAATCTACCAGTCGCAGTAGGTAGTGGCCCTGTAGAAATTGGTGCTTCAACTCCTAAGATTGATGTAGTTGATGACCACGAAGGTATGATGGCATTGATGAAGAAAATGACAGGTGGCGATGATCATGGACATGCTCATGGTAGCGAAGACTATGCTGACGAAGAAGATTCATGCAACGAATGTGGTATGGCATATGAATCATGTGGTTGCGACAAAGAAATGGTAGATGAAGTTCAATCTGAAGATCAAATGGAATTTGAAGTAGCAGAAGCAAATGCTCCTGATTCAGAAGAAGCAGAACATGCATCTATGGCAGGCGCAGAAGCAGAAGAAGATTCAGCACTTGCAACAGCCGCTAGTAAAAACTTTGCTAACACTGATGCACCACCAGTACAAGAAGACGGTGATGAGGCAAGTGAAGAACCTGAAGAAGATATGACACAAGGTGGCACACAGCCTGAAACTGAAGATGAAGATGAAAATATGTCTGAATCGTTTAGATTTGAAAGTTTATACAAGAAATTAACAATGCTCTCAGAAGAATCAACTGCTGAAAAAGATGATAAAGCAGAAAGAGCCGCTAAGAAAGTCGCCAAAGATATTGAATATGATGAAGGTCATAAAGGTAAAGATGATGACAAGGCTGAAAGAGCCGGCAAAAAGGTAAAGAAAGATATCGAATACGATGACAAGAAAGACAAGAAACTTGATGAATGGGCAAATGATGCTGGTCCAGGTAAAACTGTTTCAGATACTACATTTGAACAAGATATTGATTTCATGACTAAAATTATCAGTGGTGGTTTGAATAAGCAGAAGTCTACTGGTCAAACAACAATTCCAGTTGTTTCTACTCAGTTAAACAGAATGCACTCACATAATACTACAGATATTAATGAGTCTACTGTTAATGATTGGAAGAAATTGGCTGGTATCAAGTAATATCAGTAATGTAACTATAAAATGCCCGGGTTACCGGGCATTTTTTTGGCTGGAGTGTTTTATAAGAAACGATAAATACAGAATAAGGTGATTATAATATGTCGCAACGTAACATAGATTTTGGAACATTTCCAGACGACCCCTCAGCAGATGCTATTAGAACCGCGTTTCAAAAAACGCAGGATAATTTTACACAATTGTTTGCGGGTCTTCAAGACCAGGCAGTAATTTCTGTTAACCAAACCCCGGGAGCAGGTATAGCGGTTAACTCCCCTACAGGTAACGTAATTGTAAGTGCAAATATTGCATGTGTTCAAGTAGGAACAACTACACTTAGCGTATCACGTGGTACACCTACTCAAAGTCCTAGTGCGCAGGCTACTGTAATCACCTCAAGTTCACAAATTTTATATGTTAATTTGCCTACTACTATCGCAAACGTAGATAATATTCTATTGAATAATACTATTACTGCTAATACAGTCAACGTAAATGCACAAATTAACGGCAATATCGGTAATTTCTCGGGTAATATTTCTGCTAGTAACGCCAACATATCTGGTATTTTATTCGTTGCAGGTAATGCTAACGTAGGTAACATTGGTGCTAATAACATCGTTGGTACATTAACAACAGCAAGTCAACCTAATATTACAAGTGTTGGTACATTAGGTTCGCTAACAGTCACAGCAAATATAACTGCTGGTAACATATACTCTAATTCAGGAATCATTCAAGCACAGTATTTAAAAGGTGACGGTTCCAATCTCGCTAATGTTATTGCTGTTCCTGGACCCTCAATTGTTAATGGTAGTAGTTATAGTAACATTATAGCATTAAATGGTAACATTGTATCTAATGTTGCCGGAGCAACAGTTCAAGTATTATCTGCAAGTGGCGCAAATATTACAGGTTACGCTACTGTATCAGGTAACTTAACTTCGGCTAACGCCAATCTTGGTAACTTAGCAACTGCTAATTATTTCAGTGGTAGTGGCAATAATCTAAGTAACATTCAAGGTGCTAATGTAACAGGAGCAGTATCATATGCAACAACAGCCAATGCAGTAGCAGGGGCAAACGTATCAGGTGCAGTATCATAC